CTAAAAATGTCAACCATAATCTTGCATCTCCATCCAGTTTTTTCCTATCTTACATTCTAATTCAAGAGGAATATCAAATTCTATTCCAAACCTAGAGTGTAAACAACTGTCTAAAAATTTCTCTGCCTGTTTAACACAGGCTAAAACCTCCTGTTCTTCTGATGGAAAGCAGTCTATCACTACACTATCATGAACGCTGTTAACAATCAAGCTTTTTAGACAAGCGTTACGCATCTTTTGTTCCACCAATAGTAATAAAGTTTGTACTATATCAGTAGACAAAGATTGTACTGGATAATTTTTCACTGCAGTAAAGTGGGTTATGCCTCCGTTTTGTCTGCGCTGTGCATTAGGAAATGCAAACTGCCTACCAGTAACAGTAGTTACCATTCCTGTAGACATAACTTCATTAGCAAGTTTACTATGCCAAGAAGCAATACCATAGTATTTATCAGTAAACTGTTTATAATAAGCTGCCTCTGCAGATGTCCTACCAAATCCTGTAGCACCGAACAGTGGTGCAAAGGTATGTGCCTTTGCTTCTTGTCTAGAAGTTTTCTGTCCAGATTCTGTAATAACTTTAGCAGTGTAACTGTGAACATCAACTCCAGTGGCGATTTCCTGCTTTGCAACTTCATCATTTCCCAGGAAAGCCGCCACTCTAAATTCTAATTGTGAGAAGTCTGCTTCTATAATCTTTCCATTGTCCCAACGAGAATGAAATACTTTCTTTATTGGGAACGTCTGTCCTCTTGGCATGTTCTGTAAGTTAGGAGAATCAGAAGCCAGCCTACCAGTTGTGGTTCTGTGTTGTATTAATCTAACATGTAATCTACTATCATCTTTCATAAAAGTTTCTATGCCTTCTACAAAGGAAGATAGATAGGTATCTAAAGCAGATAGCCTACGTACTTTATACAAAAACTGTTCAGCCTTATCCATGCCTCTTCGTTTAGCAACCTCCTCTAGCATTTCTATATTAACTTTACTGGTACTGAAACCATGATTGGCTACCCAACTAGCAGCAGGAGGAGAAAACTTTAGCCCTGCTATTCTATCACTAGGAATATACAATATACCAGAACGATTACATGCTTTACAAATACGTTTAGCTTTTCCTGTAGTACCATCTTTCTTGATAGCTAAATTATATCCTCTACCAAAGCAAGACTTACACTGGATGGCTGTAGTTTTATATACGATATTAGAATTGTTATTTACCATTGATATAAAGTCTTTCTTTTTCATGTACTTAGAAAAGTTATCTGACCATGTAGCTTTGCCCTTTGGCTTGCGGCTATATATAACCATACTTAATTGCTCTGGTGATGCAAGATTAATGGGGGTATCTCCCATAAGTTCATGGGTCTGTTGATCAAGAGACTGTTTAATATCCTGCTGCTCCTTTTTAAATTCTTCTTTAACTTGTAATAGAGTTTGCTTATTAATTGCAAAGCCCCTGTAATATATTTTTGCCAACAGTATACACAATTCATTGGTAAGATTAATTATATTTTGCAGAGGGGCATAGTCTTTACTAAACATTTTTCTACGTAAGCGATCTGCTAATTCTTGTGTAGCTTGTACATCTGCCATACAATACTCTAGCAACTGATCCCCATCTATATTATCTACAGATATACCTTTGTTTAAATTGTCAGACAGAGTATCCATCTTTTTATTTTGTAAAGCATAGTGTTCAGCAACAGCCTGTAAAGATAGAGGTTGTTTCATTGCACGTTGAAACAAATACTCTACCAGCATGGTATCAAACACAGCATTGTCATATTTAAATCCTGTATCCCACAACCATACTAACTCATGCTGTGCATTATGGCATATAAGAACAGTGGCCTCATCAAGTTGCTTCTGTAAAAGTTCTTTAGCATTCTCCATACTATGTGTAGAATGTCCAAACCAGAAGGAAGATTCCTCCCCTGTATCTTTCTTTGTACATACTAAAACTAATTTATTCTCTGGTACAAAGGGATCAAGAAGCGTCTTACCAGAGGGCAGTTTTGTAGCTGTATTTTCTACATCTATTGTTAGTTTCATATTACATTCCTTTATGAACTGTATGTTGCAGTCTCTGGATCAAGTAAAGTTATAACCCTTCCATGTTTTCCAGTAAGTTTATTTTTTAATACAAGCCAGTGTCTTTCAGGACTCTCCTCCTCCTGCTGTCCTTCTACCATAGGTGTCTTAGTAATGCAAAACAAAACGTCAGCCTCACTGGCCTTGCCTGTCCTACTACCCTCTAACATTGACATGTTTACAAATACTTTTCCCTCTGCTTCAGCAGAGAGTTGGGACATAGCAAATATAACACAGCCATATTGCTTGGCTATAATTCTGAATCTAATATAAGCAGCCTTCAGTTGTTCATGATGAGCAGTGTACCTGCCCTCTGGTTGAAACTTGTCTGCCATATCAGCTATCACTATGTCAGGTTCATATGCTTTTATTGCTCGTTCTACTCTATCTAAATCCCAACCAGTAGCATCTGTAATTTTTAGATTATCTTTAATAGGATTAAATAAATCTTCTGCTTTCTTACGATCCTTAATGATTTCTTTTATATTCATAGAGCAAGCGGCTGTTAAGTATCTGGCAGACACTCGCCCTGTGTCTTCTTCATTAGCAAGAACCATAACCTTTGCTCCCTGTTGTGCAAAGCCATTAGGCCCAGCGCATAGATAAGCATGGCTGCTAGTCTTACCTGTGTTAGGTCTAGCTGCACCGACAATAATCTGTCCACTGTTTACCCCCGGTACTAACTGTGCTACTGTAGGTATATTAATCTTCCATTTAAAATTTAACTCATTCTTTTTAAGCAACTCATTGATGTCCATATTTTCAAAGTAAACTTTGAGGGCTGGCATGAAATCCTCCTCCCTTCTATCAATGAACTCTACTATTTTATATAGAGATGTGATCTCTCCATTGGACATTTTAAATGCTACATCCATTAGTTCATTGGCAGCATCCTCTCTGTTCAATTCTCTTAGTACATCTTGTGCTACGTCTTCATTCAAGGGGGAACAGGTTTCAATTTTTCTAAACAAGCTTTGGTATATATCTTTCTGTGCTGTTGTTAATGATGTGTTAATGGAGAAGAACAATGCCTTGATATCAGATGCACCAATATCATTCTCATAGTCCAGCATAGCCCTATCAATTACCTGTTTTATATTACGTGTTTCTTTACTTCTAAATATCCTTTCCTTAGCTACATTTTTATTTGCATTATAAAAATTTCTATTCGTTAGAGTGCGTAACAATTCTAGTTCCATGTATTTCTCCTTGTGTTAATTTTAATATCGCCTTACTAACATTGATCATATCATACTTCTTGGCATACTTCAAATCATCTTCTAGCTTCAGTGCAAAAATATTATTATGATATAATGTCCCTTTTAATTCTGCTGTGAACTGTATGGTTTTCTTTACGGCGTCTGGATCAAGCGCCACTATAACACCCATAAAATCTTTTAACTGTGCTATATGATTAGGCAATAAGGCTGTGCCTAACAGCGCCACACCCACACAATTAGATACCATAGTAGATACAACTGCTGCTGATATACAATCCTCTACTACTACCGCTACCTCTCCTATGCCAGAGGTATAGGCATAGCTACTGTTACCATACCTTTTCCATTTAGGTAGCTGACCTATAGCCAAGGCTCTGCCTGTTGCATCTACAATTTCATGGTCATGTATAACAGGGAACACAACTCTATTTTCTTTTACATCATAATGTAAATTATTTTTAATAGCATCTATGCCATAGCTCTCTGCCCAGCTTGTTGCCTCTGCCCTACCGGGGACAACATGTGGAGGTAAACTAAATTCAACTAAAGGTTGTCTCTCTTTTCTATATGACATATCATTAACTGTCACAGTAGTAGGAGAGGTTCCTGATATACTGCACCCAGCCTTGTAACAATTATATAGAATGCCATCTAACTTTCGTGTGACAGTAAAAGTATTTCTACCATTACATAAAGGACAGTCTCCCCTGTACCCCTCCTCTATCTGTAAGTCCAGTGTATCTATATATTTTTTAATGTTAATCATTCTTTATGTTTGCTCCTTTTAAAAGTTCTTCTGTTGAAGCGAAACTTCTTTTGAACTCTTTCCATTCTTGTGCTTCTTCCATAGTAAATTTTCTTTTGTTGGCAGCATTACGTGCTTGCTCTGTACTTATACATACATAAGGCATTAAACTTTCTCTACTTTTATGTCCACTATATGCCATTATCTCTGTGTCTGTAGCCCCATGATTTGCCAAGTCTGTAAGTACAGTGCGGCGTATATCTCTTAACTGTAAACGAGAAGAAAGTCCAGCAGTATTCATGATCTTTCTAAAGGTACGGGATATACTATGCTCACTGTAAGGCTCCAGTAAAAAGGGATGAGGTACTACCCACTCTTGAAATTCATAGACATCCTTCTGTTCTTGTAGCATTTGTACTAAGGAATCAGATAAGGGTATGCCAGGAATACGTTCATGTGTTTTCTGAATCACCTCCCGCATATATAATTTTTCATTAAGATCATAGTTATCCCATTGAGATAGCCTTACATCTTCTATGCGTTGGCCTATCTCTACGTTGATACGTACTAGCAGACCTATGTTCCTCCATTTAGGTATACTGAATGCTGTTTGTAAAAAGATTTTAAAATCTTCTGGTTGCCATATAGTATTACGTGGAGAAACCTTACTCTTTTCTACAAATCCCCAAGGATTTTTATCTAGATAATCATACTTAATTAATACATTCCATACACGAGTTACAATCTGCATAGAATAGTTTGCAAACCGTACATCATTTGTATCTACATCTTCTATTAGCTGCCAGTATATGCGCTGGCATTTAGCTACGTTCAATATATCTATAGGCATACTCCCTATAGGATTGTCCTCTAGCTCTGCTTCACAGAGCCTACGTAGTTGATAAGCATATTGATTACGGGTCTTGTCAGACCTTAGTTTTATTTTAAACTCTGGTGTATCCTTATACTTTTCTATAGCGTCATGTATTGTGATTATCTCTGGTTGCATTTTCTTCTTCCATCATTTCTTTTGTGTATGTAATTCCTAAGTCTGGATAGTATATACCTACACTTCTTTTAGGCATACCGTCCTTATCATAAGCCAGTGCATGGCAATGATGCTTAACTTTGTTCTGTTGGTACTCTCCATAGAAATCATCTACCCAATCTCCTGTTCTAAGATACCTTTGCATATGCTTTATGTATCCTTCATGACTTGCCTGTCTTGCAGTAGCCCCTTTAATCTTTTCTCTTATTGCTTTACGTTCAGCAGTAGCTAAATCTTTTTGTGTGTCAATCCACTGCTTAACTTTATCGGGATGAAGCTCATGTTCCTTTGGGAGGTTATGTAAACTTTCATGTAAGTTAGCTTTACCATAGTTAGGAATCTTTTTAGCTCTTACTGCTCTTGCTTTCTTTAATCTATCTGCTGCTGCAGCCTTCTGTTTTTTATCCATTTGTATATCCTATAAATAGTAATGGCAGGTGCATGGAGGAGAACAAAAACCCACGCACCTGCCACACATTACGACAAAGCTTATGCAGCTAATAGCTGCTGTTGAAAGTCATCATACTTAATGAGATTCTTAAATGCCTCACCCCGCACCAAGGCTTGGACATCCTGCTCTTGTCGTAGCGCACGATTACCTGCTTCAGCCCCCCGAAGGCTTTCAGGATCAACGTGCGTTCCATAATGAGTAAGTACATTATAAAATGCATACCCATTTATACCAATAGAGGCACTATATGAATCCCATAGAGACAACATACGGCCCAACCATTTCTCATTTACTTTAGTCTTAACCTTAGTCTTAGTAAGGCACAGGTTAGCAGCTAGAAATTTAACTACTGTATCTCTATTTACAGCTACACCCCGCATATGATTAAAGAGATGTGCATCATCCTCTAAAACCATAGGCCAAGTTGCTGCTACCTGCCCAATCTTATCTGGCTCTGTACTAGCAGTATGTTTAAATTGTACAGAGGTATTCTCTGCAATACGAGAGCAACCATTGGCACACCATAGCCTCTTGATGAAGGCAGATACATCGTACTTCAACGAACCATCTACACTATTACGAACTCTCATTTGTAATGCGGTCTTCTCTCCGACAATCTTATCATAGTTATAAGACTTCAGAGTAATGTCAGCATACATACGAGCACCGTTGTTCATGGTGTTCCATTTAATATCTGCATCTTTTAGATCAAGACCAGATTCTACTAGCCCCTCAACCAGTGGCTCCCATAGTGCAGCATATGGTTGTGGAGTGTAACGAGATTTAACAATACCAAGTACTTGATTGGTATCATCCCGAACTATCTTCTGTCCTAAAGACTTTGGTACAATCAGACCATCGTGTTCGATGGGCCGTAGTACGGGATTAAACTGTAGCTCTTGCGGTAGTTCAAAATTATGTAACATATTATTTCTCCTTTGCATTACTGTGCTGTTTAACTATTTCTTTTATAGGTATAAGTTCCAAGTCTCCATCGTCATCTATATCTGTTTTTATAAATCCACCTTTCTCTAAAGTTTTTATAAAATCATACAGTACCTTATCACTAACATCGGCAACAAGATTTTTCATTTGTATATAATATCCAGCGTAGTATGCCAAGGCTAGACAACCAACTGCTAACAGGGTATGTGTCCACATATTTATCATATAGTTCTCCTTTTATTTACCAACCCAACATCATTCTTGTTTCTTCTGGAACCATGTCCATACTAAATGGAGGATCGAATGTTGTTATTATATCAATTGAATTAACATTGTCAACCTCACATGCTTTATATATAGCATGAATTATTTCATCTGCGAAGGGACACCAAGCACTGGTTAGAGTATGTGTTAACGTAACGATCCCTTCCTTCTCATCTATATCTATATTATATATCAAACCTAAATCATATACACTAACACCCGACATCTCAGGATCATATACATTTTTTAGATTATTTATAATATGTTGTTTGTCAATAGGGTTACCATCGTTCTCTTGTTTCTCCCTTAGTAATTTTAATTTTTCATGTGGTGTCATCTGCGTGTCCCTTATTCTTACCAGATAAATACTTTTGTTTATTACGGGCATGTTTAACTGCCCTACTTTTACCGGACAGGTACTTAGGTTCATTACTATTATTTAACCACTCTTTAAATTTATGTATAAGCATTTTAAAAAGAGTCATTTAATTTCCTCCTTCTTTATCCATGTGCAACAATCAAAACTAAAGAGAGGTTCTGTTGTATATGGTCGCCAAGTAATTGCTATCCAATACAATAAAAGAATACAAATAAAAGATATGATTGTTACTTTTAAAATATTGCTCCTCCTTCATTGTCAAGTGTATCTTCAGC